AGGCTAAATCTAGGGTTTTGGCTAGGGTATAGGGTTTAGGGTTTGGATATCTTCTCTCAATATATATCTAAGATTTTTTTTCGCGATGTGTTTCTCCTGGGATTTTTTATTTTTCGCCGAGCCCCGAGGCCCAACAAGACTCTAGGGGTCTCTAGGGGGTTCGAGTTCTCCAGTTATGACTCGCGGGGGTACTACTCCATGAGTCATAACTCGTCACCTGAGTCTCGTCGCATTTCGTTAGGGTTTATGAGTCTCGAGTTATGACTTAGGTTTGTTATAGACTAAAAACTAGTAATATTGCCTTCTTCAAAATACTATCACGACAATATGGACACTTTCTTTCAAGTAAGAAAGACGGGTGAGAGTAACACGACGCGCACACACTGTGGGTGCAGTTGAAAACCACAGGTCGTCGAGGACCTACCTTGGCATGGTTCTCGTGACAGATGCCACACGACCAGTTGAGAACGTCTTCCGACCGAGGCTCAACATCCATACCTTCAGTGATAGGTAGGAGTTCATCTTCTGTGTCCGGTTGATACTCGTATATGATCTCGTTTTGTTCGTTCAGTACACACTCCAGAGCGTACTTGAGACGCGACGCATTCCACCCGGAACGCTGGGCTTTCTGTTTCCAACTGTCAACTGCACCCCTGCAGACCTGACAGGATCCGTGTTGCGAGCACAATCGCCAGTGTCTTCGTGGGGGCATCGCGCGTCGTGGAGTGTGGATCTGGATCGGGACGAGTGGCACGTAGGCACCCAGTACGTCGGTCCAGTCGAGTCATGACTCGTCTCATTAGAAAAATGCCACGTGGCAATAAATTATGTCGGGTGCCCACGCGTTGCGCGATCCACACTCCGCGACGCTATGTACCAAGTCTACGTGCAGTCGTCTCAACCCCTCACGGACCTTCCAGTCGACCTACGAGATGTTCCCATGCCACCACAAGAAGAACTAGACCGGCTGTGTCGCAGTTTTCCCGTCGTCACGGACGAGAGTATCGCAGAAGCAGTGAGATCCGGTATGCGCCTACTCACACCTGCCGTTGTCCAAGGATTCTCCAAAACTTTTCAACTGGTCGATAGAAAATTCAAGGGTCTCATGTTTCTCACCATCTCACATGCTTATGCCCTTTTTTTCCTATCAGCCAGTGACGACACTGAAGGGAAGCGTACCAGACTCATCGAGAAAGTCAATAGTATGACGCGACGTTTACAAAATAAGTGTCTCACAAATATAACATGCGAACCACTAAATGGTTGTAGATTCAATATGATGTTCTTGTAAATAATTCGGACATATGGTTTCATTTCGAACGATCGATGACACAAACTACAAATCACTATTCTTGATAGCCTTAAAATTTTAATATTATGGACAGAACATTAATAAGGGTGGATCGAATTTTCATCTCTTACAATTGTTTGTTTCCGTGGAAAAGAAAAAAGTTTGGGCCACCCACCAGATGGATGTTCGGACATATGGTTTCATTTCAATCGACCAGTGACACAAACTACAAATCACTATTCTTGATAGCCTTAAAATTTTAATATTATGGACAGAACATTAATAAGGATGGATCGAATTTTCATCTCCTACAATTGTTTGTTTCCGTGGAAAAGAAAAAAGTTTGGAGTCCACCAAGTGTTCGGACAAGTGGTTTCATTTCAATCGATCACTTATCATAGATTTCAATATATAAAATAACTCTATCCTTATCAGACGTGTTCTCCGCCCAGTGATCTTGCTTTGCGTTCATCACAATATGCTTACCCTCCTTCTCGTCGATGGTACCAAGCACGCTGTGATGGAGAAAGGAACGGTCAGGCTCACACTCTAAACCGAGGTGGTACGTAAACTTGTACCCGGACCCGACATTATCCTTATGTTCAAATAGTTTCACGCCAGGCTTCATAAGGGAGAAACCAGCCACGTGGATGCCCTTGATGTCGGACAACATACTAAATGTCTTGGGGCATCTCTGACAGTTACCCAACAAGGACTGTCCCTGCCAAATCAACGGAAAGGTCAACCACGTTTCCGCCACGTGCTCTTGACCCCCCTTCACCCAACCACACTGACCACTCGAGTACCTCTCCGCAATCTTCTGTAGGATTGGTGACCCATCCCACTCACCCTCTGGTCTTGGTTCGTCTACTATAAAATTCATGGGTAGTTTTTTGTACTCATCTCGAATTTCTTCCCAATGGTTTTTCAATCGCTTCAGTTCCATCATTAAATAATCTTGTGACAATAATTTTTAAACATACTTGATATTCATCTTGTCAATGAAACATTCCAAATTGTCATCAGCATCATACATCTTCAACTCGTAAAATTTTGCTCTGGTGTGACGACCACATCTAATCGCTCGGTCCATCTTTCGGAGCATCGATATGTAATGTCTCCGGTGCCTCCATAATTTAATTTTTTCGAGCCAAGTCATCCTGTGATATACGTGGGAGAGTAACATCATCTATGTATTATCTTACAAAAAACGTGGCCTAGGTTCGGGGCTCATGATGCACGGTCGGTGCTTCTTCCGTGCCTCGAACTCCGCGAGGGCACGACTGCGACGCAAACGCTTGGCGTGGGGCAGCCTTCGTCTACTCGTGGGGGTGGGTGACCCCGGTGGGGATTCGATGGGTTGGGTCTCCAACACCGTCACGGGTTTCGGGTGGGGTCGCCTGTAGATCTCTGGATCGAGACTCACGTGGATCCTTCCCGCGTCGATGAGGTACGTGAGTTTAACGCCGACCACGGTGATACCTGGGATGGGCCACTCGGTCTCGTCGTCGCACACGTCGTCGTCGGTCTCAGAGTCGGAGAGTCGTCTCACGGGCATGGAGGATCGGACGGAGGCAGGGAGTGAGGGTGCCCACCAAACTTTTTATCAACACATAATAGATGGGCATCAAAAACATTATCTTCATTCACGTGCCTAAAACTGCAGGCGTGGCCATAGGTCACGGATTCGCAAGAGATGGTCACTTGAAAGACGGGTTTAGAAACAACCACAGTACCGCGCAACAAAGGAAAAAACAAAAAAATTTAAAGTGGGACGAAGACACCATAGTGTTGGGTGTGATTCGAAATCCGTACGATCGTTTATGGAGTGTTTATGAATTTTACTCAAAAAAATTGCGTTCGATCAGTCTTAAATTGTCATTCACCGATTTCATTTTAACGTTTGAAGAAAAGTTCCATCCGAAGGGTGAACAGTTTAACACGTGTTACAACTATTTGACAGACGAAGATGGAAAATTCCTAACCACGGACATCATTCGATTTGAAAACCTGGAAAAAGAATACGATGATTTTTGTCAGAAATACAACATCAAAAATACCCTTCGCCATGATAACAAAAACGACAAGAAAGGCACGCCACCCGAGTACACGAAGGAGATGAGAGAGGTCGTGGAAAAGGTTTTCAGAAAAGACCTCGACACGTTCAACTATTCGTATGATGATTATCTTCGGAGCATTAAGTAAAGATGACTAAACTCGCTCTCGATCTCGACGAGGTCCTTGTTCCCCTCTTGAGACCGATGGCCAAATGGTATGGCATGGACATCACCCCCAGGGTGAAACACAAATATTTATTCAGGGAGGTGTTTGAATGTTCAGAGCACGAATCGAAAAAAATCCTTCACGGGTTTTACGAAAGCAAAGATTTCCTGTACCTGAAACCCCTCCCGGGTGCACAAAAGGCGATGCGCACGATAAAAGACATGGGGTGGTACGACAAAATGTACATCGTGACCGGTCGCCAAGACGTCGTTCGAGACGTCACCCAGATGTGGGTCAACACGCATTTTCCAGACATATTCGACGACGTGATACTCACGAATTCATTCACCCAGTACGAGGTCAAGAAATCAGACTTGTGTAAATCCCTCGGGGTCTCCCTAATTATTGATGACTCCCTCGAAAATTGCAAACAGTGCGTAGACGTTGGCGTAGACGCGATCCATTTTATTGGTTATGATGATCGAGTCTACCCATGGTGTAAGGAGGCGGACGATGTGAGGACTTTTCAAGATTGGACGTCGATTCAAGGTGTGTGATTAACCACTCATCCCGAGCCGGCCTTTCAATCCCAACCGCTCGATCGTGTCTCTCCCGATATCAATCGTGGAAGAAGAAGAGCAGCAGCACGCGACGGCCATGGCAATCCACATCGGTGGGGTCTTGAACGGCATCGCGTAGAGACCTCTCGCCATGCCCGTGACAATCATACAGCAGCAGACGTAAGACGCTAAGTAGGTTAGAGAGTACGCCATTTTAATTATATAGTAGACCCACATAAAAATATGCGTGAGTTCAAATCCCTGGACGATGTTTTGATCAGGGTCGGCGAAAATGCAAAGGACAACGACGCCCTCACCCTTGGTGCGGACCCCTCCCACTGGTGGTTCCACGTGGCTGGGTGTCCTGGATCACACGTCGTTGTGTGCGCCCCAACGATGTCAAAGGAGACGAAGAGGGACGCAGCCCTCCTCGCGGCCAAGTACTCCAAAGCGCCACCACAGGCAAAGATGACCGTGGTGGACGTGTGTAAGGTGGCTGATGTACAGAAGAGGGAGGGCGCCAATCACGGACAGGTGGACATTCAAAATTTCAGCACACTCAACGTGTTTCAAAACAGACTCCCAGAAAAGGCGCGTCTCGGGAGACTCCTCACTGGAATGAACACTAGGGAGTACATGCTCACGGAGTAGAATTTCTGCGCGTAAAATATGAGCCCAGTTGAAGAGGTCGCGGCACAGTGGTGCCCAAAACAGGAGAGTCTGTTGCAGTCGTGGGCTGAAAAGTCCGCGGGGTACAGGTACCTCCACAACCACGCGCGATTAATGTTTAAGAGACAAAACGACTGGTTGAGTTATCCCTCGATCATTATCGCCTCGATCACCGGCGTTGGTGGTTTCGCCACGGTAGCGCCTACACAGAGTGAAAATACCACGTCAGACAATCGCACGAAACTGATGTATGTCCAATATTTTTTCGCCTTTCTCAACGTCTTAGGTGGCGTGCTCACATCAATCGCAAAGTTTAATCAATCCCACGAATTGATGAGCAAACACTCTCACATGTGCAACGCCTACTCTAAATTTTATAGAAGCATCGACATGCAGTTGTCCCTTGAAGACAAGTACAGGGAACCGGTGTTGGATTACGTGCAAAAGATGCGCACGGAATTCGATCGCCTCCTCGATGACTCTCCCGACATACCACGACAGTCGATCGTCGCGTTCAAGGAAGCCTTCCCGGATAAAAAAACAAACATCCCGGACGTGTGTAATGGACTATCCATCATGCAATATGCGGCCGAGGAGGAGTTTGTCAATAAAAAAGTATCTACTCAACTCACGAGACTGTTTAAGCACGTGAGAAATAAAAGAAGCCACGATTTCCTCCGACGGGCCGCATCGGAAGATACGACTGTTTGAATTTTGAATTTCCCCCTTAAGACACGGAACGCGTCAGACAAGAACGCGCGCGTGCATGCCGACTGGTTTCTTAGGAGCGCTTCAACGAACGACAACGAACGTCGACGCCCTCGAGAGGGGCGCGCACCGCACCGTGCGCATAGGGTTCGCCTCCTTTTACGTGCGTAAAGACGTCCTCTACGTGTACCTAGAAACGCTGGATCCCGTGCGATCCGCGGCTGAACTGAGAGAGGCGTGGGGGGAGCCTTCGTTCTTCACGAAAGCGACGCGTGAGGCATACGATGAGTTCTTTAGAAAAGCGACAGCCTTTTAATTTACAAGTCTTGTTCTTCTAACAGTGCGCGCAAACGTTCGTTAAGTTCCGGTTCGATCTCGTAGTCCGCGGACCAGACGTCTTCCTCGATTTGACCGTTGAGTGGATCCCCGTGGGTCTCGCACAGTTCGCACGTCTCCTCGGCCTTCGGCTTCTCCGTGGGCTCGTGTGTGTGCACAGGCTCAATCTTCACGAGACTCTTCGTCGACGTCGCCGTGGAAGATTTCGGGCTTCGCTTCTTTCGCTCCGGATCGTGCATCTTGCAGTGTTCCTTGCCGTCCACCGCGCGGTGGTTGCACGGTTCGCCCTTGGCTGTCTTGCCGGAGCAAATTCGGATCTCGGTCTCGACCGAGTCCGTGCGCTCCTTGCGCTTGCGCGCCGACGGGGGAGGCTTGGCCATCTTCTCGGAGAGGGCGTCAACCTTCTCCGTGAGTTCGGCGAGTTGCTTGGAGATGAGCGAGAGGGCGTCGAGCGTCACGGTGGACATGCTTGGATCTGGCGACGTTTCCCGCCAAAATTCTCTTAAGTCAAAAAATCGTGATCGTAGAGAGTCACCGTTCCCATCTCATCCCACGCATGGTATCTCATATTCATGCCATGTTTTTTACTAAGAACCTTGTTCATCTCACCCACTGCATATTTCCACTCCGTGATGTCCGATAAAAAATAAACAGAGTGCCCGACTCGCACCTCTCTCTGTGTGAGACCACCCACCCGTTTTAATTCTTCAAAAGTTTGCATGATGTCGTCGACCGATGGTTTACTAAATCCATTCGCCATAAAATCAATCAAGTAGTAGCCATGTTTTTCAAGAATTAAATTTTGTTGGAGGTAGGGGTGATAGGTGAGAAACAATTCAATGTCATCCCTCGAGGGGAGAGTAAATATGTCACCCTCGAGGACGTGGGGGACGATGTGGGTGTGGTAGACTAAATACTGGTGGGTGTCACACGCCGCCGGGGTCACGCTCGTCGGTTTCTGATCGGTGGTGCACGTGGGATAGACGAATTTAAACCCGTCGAAATACGAAGACCCACAGTATTCCACCATCTCCCTATTCGAGCGGAGAAATATCCCTTTGAGGGCGGAGATGAAAGTTTTCGTGAGACGAAGGGTGACGCATACATTATCATACTGATACAACGCTGTGGAAATATTCGCAGAAATTGTGAAGCCTTACTTTAATATCCTCCCATGCTTCTAAGTCTCTCTCAATGCTGTGAAATCGCGCTTGACCTTGAAATCTTTCGACCAAACAACACGTGGTCGTCTCCGGGGGGCACATCTCTAAATACACGCGACACTGCACGTCCTCGTAATCTCGAACACCCATGAATCGACTCGTGCGGTTCTTGACGACGAAGAGCACCCCGTCTCGAATCTCACCTGGTTTCCCACACACGCGATACTGCGTGCCCAGGATGTCACAGAGGGGGAGGAAACGCGTCTCGAGCGCCCACGAAGACGCGGAGCGCGCGAATTTCTTTTGTAACTCACCAGTCATGTAACGCTTCAGAGTCTTCTTTTCCTGTTCCTCGAGGGGTCTGTTTTCGATCGTCTCCGAGACAAACTTAATCCTCTCTTGGAGTACGTTGGAGGAATTCGTCTTAAATTGTCGAACGTCGTCGAAATATAATTTCCGAATCTCCGTCTGTCCCCGAATCAATTCGCGGGCTTTCTGTTCAAACGTCTGCGTGGCGAACGTCTCCGGCGAATATTTTGCCCAGAGATTCTTCACCACCTCCTGCGGCTCGTCGATGCCCCGACCGATCGCCGTCGCGCATTCCGACGCATTGATGATCACCGTGGGCACCCGAGGGAGGGTGTTGAGGACCCTGGTCTTTTGGGAGAGGAGGTAGAAATACAACTCCCCACACGCCCGGGCGTCGGCCAGACTGTTGTGTGCATCGAACGCCTGACCGAAAACCGCGGGGTAGACCACCTCGAGTTTGCCCCGCTTCACGCAGTTGATTTGTTTGTACAATTCGAAACAGCACGTGAAGGTGTGGGTGAGCCACCACGAGTGGTCGAGTCCGTATCTCAAAATCTCCGAGAGCATCATCTTCTCGTCGAATTGGGAATTATAAGCCACCATGAGAGGATCGTTGCCACAGAATTCTTTAAATTCACCAAAAGCCTGCTCGAAGGGCACCCCCTCCTCGCACGCCTGGCGGTAAGATATCTTGTGCACGTTCTCAGCACCCGGGGGCATGTGATCGTAACCATCTGGGCGGATCAATCTATAAAACGTTCCTATTTCTCGGCCACGCCCACTGTATCGCACCGCGGCGAGGGAGACGATGCGACTCTTTGCGAAATCCGCGACGTTTGAGGAGGTTGGTTTAAATTTAGGAGGGATGCCAGTCGTTTCGGTGTCCCACGCTATCATCTTGACTTGGTATTACATTGCGTGCTAGTTTTAAGTAAGGAAAGAGGTTCCATCCCTGAAATCGGTGTGCAGTCGCGTTTCTAAGTGTTTAATCGCCGCTTTCTGGGCACCGATTTCATTTTTCAAATCCTGACGAATCAGATGTAGTCTCTTGTTCATTATTCGCATGGCTGTCATATAAAAGTCCTTTTCATACTTAATCTCTGGGAACATGGCTTTCAACTGTTCGTACGTGGTCACCGTCTCGTCCAACTCCATCTCATCCGCGAAGGCGCGGATCGCGCGCTTCTTGAACAACGGCGTCACCACCTTAACGGTGCGTGGAAGATGGCGAAGCGTGTGGGATGCCCTCTCCATCTTTTCCCTCAAGTAAAAGATGCGATACTCGAAATCCGCCACCGTCGGCTGCACGAACCCGTGACCCTGTGAATCGTTTGAATTCACGGATCCCGGGCTCTCCCTCCTCCTCTGGCGCGCGTAGCGCACGCGATTCGCGTTGCAGAGAGCGATGTAGTCTGCCTCCTGCATCTGGTCCTTGTACTTGTCCACGATGCATTGCGCGTCTTGAAGGACGTCGTTCGTGGGCTTCGTCTTCCACTTGTCGAGATCGGTCGCCATCGGTGCGCGTTCGGATATGACGCTGGATCTCTCTTAAGAGATTTTTTTAATCTCAGACAGATGTATAAAAGATGCGCCCCCTCTCCACCGTTATTTTTGAAGCGTTGGTCATTGGCATTTTGAATTTGGTCATATTCACAACAGTTAAAAAACTAGGAGGCGCCCTCGATACAAAGTGGACGCTCATCGCCGCGGGTGCGCTGATACACTTGTTGTTTGAATTTTCGCCCGTGGGCAACTTAAACTTGTGGTGGTGCCGCTCTACCTTCCCATGCAAACGCTGAGAAGGTGCTCCCTCACCCGCTGTAATTCGTCGAGTTCGAACTCGAGCGCGATCCTCCTCCTCTCGATCTCTTTCTTCTTGTTCTCATCACGTTTAAACTCTTCGTAATAAGAACAAGCCTTGTCGACCGTGTCCCACCGGACCTCGTCCCTCGAACGCCCGCTCTTTTCCGCGTCGTCACCTAGTGTTTCGTAGACCGCGAAGGAGACGGCACCCTTGCGTATGTGATTCAGTTTCATCGCCGTCTCTTCGATGCTTTTGTTGACGCGATCCACCTCCGAGAGAAACATGCGACGGGAAGACGTTGGATCCGAACCGTAGTGCATGCTACCCCCCTTCTCCGCAGGGACCTTGATCGAGAGAGTGCGCTCCAAACGTTCGCACAGGGTGTTGCTTTCATCGGTGAAAGGTTCTCTCATCGTACTTGAAAACCACGCGACCGTGCTCGTCGCGCGTGTAGGAGTGAAGTGGCGGAAGCGTCTCGAGGAAGATACTCTCCCCCGCCTCGTTTTTAGCCTCGATGAGTAATGAACCCTCATATGGAGGGGGAGGGGCTCGATTTTGAATTTTGGGCGCGAAAATATCACTTAAGAGAGAAAACATGGTGTTGCGTGCGCGTGCGGTTGGATCTTACAAGTCTATCGCTAGTTATTCTTAAGTCTGTTCATGACGCCTTCGTAAACGGCGGCGATGACCTCGTCTGGGACGTCATCGGGGTGCATCAACGTCACGAGGGTGTCCATGACTCGAACGAAGAGTTGTCCCAACATCGCGCGCGGATCTCTCGGCGCGCGTCGCCTACTGTTCGGATTCGACTTCGGCTTGCACCTCCGTCTCCGAATCGTATCCGGATGAGTTACTGCACACTGATTCGGTGTCGTCCATTTGTTCTATAATAGATTTCTTCGTATTGTGGACCTCAACAAGGAAATCTTTAGTGGCGACGACCGTCTTCCATACATAAGATGGCAAAACGCCGAAGAAGGCTTGAGGGTAGACGAGAAGATGATAATACCACTCCATTTCAATAGGAAGCGCGGCACCCCTTTAAGTCAGGGTGCCCAGGAACGTGGATCCGCCGCCACAACACGACGCGCGCGATCCCACGGATCCCGATCCTCTACGGCAGACGATGAACACACCCGACTCTCAGAACATCCAACCGACGCAAGAGACGCCGAATGCGCCTCTAGCGAACCGCGTGCGCGCCACCGATGAACGCCCCGCGCGCAAAGTGCGCCGACGCCTCGACTTTGACGCGGAGGGGATCCAAGTGGAGGATCCAACACCCACCACCGACGAGACGCATTGGCGCCTCAAGGCGATTGAGGTGAAGATTGTGCACGGCTTCCCTGTGCACAACGAACATAACCTCACCGTCGAATTGCACGACGAACAACATCCGAGGAACAGGAGGTTCGACGAAGCGCTCGACAACGGCCGCCTCTCGCGTGGATCCTACGTGCACAAGCAACTTGAAGAAAGTGGCCACGTGTCGATGAACGTGAATTGGGATTACGATGACCGCGACGATTTCGAGAACGAAGAAGAATACAGAAAACACGTAAACGAGACATTTCGATCCATCACATACATAAAAATGTAAAATGTAATAAGTCAACCTCATAAAATGTCGCACGTCGCCGCCGCCGCGTGGAAGGGGGATCTCCCCCGCGTCCGCGCGCTCCTCGACGAGGGGTGCCCAGTGGACAAAGGGGCCTGCGAACTCGCCGCCTCGAAGGGTCACGTGGAAACCCTCGAGACCCTCCTCGATGAGGGGGTGCCCGCGGGGAACGCCGTCGCCTACGCCGTCAAAGCGGGATCTGTGGGGTGCCTTGACGCGCTGTACAGGAGGGGAAACGCAATCTCCAAGATTGCGGTCGAGTGGTCCATGGAAGATGGTATAGACCCGGTTGTGATGACGTGGGTACACGAACGCGTCATCGCACCGAGGGCGTGGGCAGTGTCGCTCCAGCGAATCCTAGACGAACACAAGACTGACATGAAGGAACAGGCCTACATAGAGATCTCAAACCTCACTATGCGATGCCACCGGCTGTGTACACCCGACCACTCTTGTTGAGGAACCACACGAAGCCGCCAAACATAGAAATCAGGAGGGCTACCAACACACCGAACGGGTACTTTTTCTTCGGCGCGTCCGGTGGTTTCTCGGGGAGACGCTTGACGTTGGCGTTTAGAATATCAATCTTCCCTATCAAACGCTCGAGGGCATCTAATATTTGCAACTCCCTGTTCGGCGTTTTCTTCTTCACGTCGATCGTCGTGATCTCCAAAACCATGTGCCACTTGGCATCTGGATGTAATAACACGTAATCACCGTCGTCTTGATATTCTTTTATTTGGAAATCGAGTTTTTGTATGGAAATCTGATTGAAGAGATTCCATTTCCTCTGCATCGGTTTCCACTGTTTGTCTCGCACGATCACATTATTTGATCCAGTGAAATGCCTCTCCAGTGGGACGCGAATCAAAATCTGACCTGACCTCTCGTCCAAGATTTGTGCCGCCCGTGGAACGTCCGGACATATGACGTCCACAAACTTGGCGATGTTTGAAGCACCCGCGACGTTGCTGTTGCCACCCACCTGTGTGATGTAGAACTCGGCCACTTTAATGCCTATGACACGGGACATGTCCTGAATGTGGGTGTTGCTCTCCAAACCGAACGACACCGTGAAGACGTTGTTGGTGCCATTGACAAACTCAGAATCTACATTGATGTATTGAATCTTTTTCGGTAAATCTTCGAGTGGAGTGGTCATCCTAAAGTAGCGTCCTAAATAATTTTCAGTGGTTTATTATATAATGATCAAAGTTCTCGTATTGAACTTTGCCACGATCTTCATCTTTACGTTTTTATATTTCGGACTCGTCAAGGCGGGTGGCGATCATTTCAACGGCCTGGACAAGTCGTCTTCCCTCGTGGACACGATTTACTTTGCCTTCACGGTCCAGTCCACCGTCGGTTTCGGGGACATCTACCCGAAGACTAAGGCGGCCAAGATGCTCGTCATGATTCAACAGTCCCTCCTCATTTTGGGCGTCGTCGATCTCCTGTCGACGTCGAAGCCCAAGCCGGCGGTTTCCACTGCGGTAACGAACGCATTAAAAAAACCGAGCATGTTTACTAGATAGATGATTGTCTGCGTCGCACAGCCGCAATCGTGTCAATATAAAAAACTCAAACGTCGATTAAAAATCAACACAGCCGTCGCGGGCGTGGGCCTCGTCGCATCCGTGGCTTCCACTCAGGGTGGAGAGGCTGGGGTATCAGCCCTCGTCGGGGGTGGCGCCTCCGTGGCCTACGTCTCGTCGCTATGCGATTTCGTCGATGGGTTGGGCACCCAAGAAGCACCGCTTCAAAAACACATCGGGTACCCGGTGGCCCTTGCCGTTTTTGAATCGGTGATGAATCATCACTTGGATGGTGGTTTTCATTTTCATTACGATGCAACACTCATCGGATTTTTAGCCTATCAGTTTGCACTTTTATCATGTGTCTACGACGAGGTCAAGAAGATGCTCATTCCGTGACGGTCGCGGTCGCCGCCTTCTTTCGAGTCGTCTTCTTCGGCGCAGGAGCCGGGGCAGCCTCAGCCGGGGCAGCCTTGCTGGCGCACTTGCACTCGCAGGTTCCCGCCGGACCAGCCGGACCAGCCGGGCCTCGCGGTCCCGGGGCACCCGGTTCACCCTTTTGGCCTCTCGGACCCGGGATCTGGGAACCGCCGACCTCACCGCCGGTGGTGGCCGCCTTTTCCACGGCGTCGACGAGGCGGGAGAGGACGTCGTACACGTGATTCTTATCGAGGGTCTTCTTTTGGAGTTCGTCCTGAATTTCTTTCTTCAACGCATCCATGGTGTATATATTTAAGAGAGAGAATTAATCTTTAACTAATGACGGCGGTGGAGTATTTCGTGGGACCCACGCTCCTGAGTGGGATCGGTCAACACTGCAGTAAATATGTCTCCCTCTTTCCTGAAGCCAAGTACATCGAACTCAAGGACATCCATCTCTTACCACCCTGGTGCGACACGGTCTTCGCGTTTCTCATTCCCGTCGGGGACATACGAAAAGTGTGCCAGTTCATCAAACAGCGGGCGAAAAGGGTCATTTGCATGACAGTCTGCGAGACCGAGACCGTGCACGAAGACTACGGCATCATCTGCGAGGAGTTTCCGAAGATGGTGGCACCCTCGGAGTTTTGCAAGCGCGTGCTCGAGAGACAATTCCCGGGAACGGACGTGCGGGTCATCCGCGCACACATCCCCGAACCGGACATTTACACCTTTTACGTCATCGGAAATATCTTGGACGATCGTAAAAATTTTCGAAGCATCCTCGAAGCCTTCGTGCGCCTGAACGAACCGAACAGTCGCCTCCTGGTCAAGGCGACGTGCGTCAAAGACGTGGACATCAACCTCCCGAGGGTTCGAATCGTGAATGGTCTCGTCTCCGAGGAGGAGATGGAGAAGATCCACCGAGAGGGTGACTGTTACGTCAACTTTTCGAAATCAGAGGGCGTCGGTATGGGCGCGTGCGAGGCGGCACTGCGAAACAAGCCCATCATCATCACCGATTACGGTGGGGCCCCGGAATACGTGCACACACCCTACCTCGTCCCGTGTGGCAGACAGAAGTTGGAGCGCGACGATTTCCTATTCAAGGCTGGGATGGAGTGGGGCAAGCCCGACGAGTCCCAACTCCTGGCATACATGAGGGACGTGTTCGACAAACGTCTCCGATGGATGGACCACTCGCACACGAAGCACTTAGTTGGAAGAGACAACGTTCTCAAAGAATTTTCCGAGTTTTAGATAACACCGATAACACCCCGACGGCGAAGATTGGCGACGGTTTTTTTCATTTGCGCGTTGCGCTTCTTTTCTTCTTCGAGTTTTTTACGAAGGCGGGCGTTGATTCGTTTCTGAACATTGCGTTGATTCACAAGTCGCGCGATGATTTTCGCTTTCGTCTTCGAAATTGCGTTTTGTCTTTTCATTATATGTTATATACCCACATATATATTTAGGCCGCCATCTGGTCCTGGACGTACCCCGCCGCGAGGACACTCACGCCGACGACGATCAAGTTCGACATCAGTTGGTGCTTTTGGGCGATGAGGGCCATGACGATGTCGTCCACGGCGCGAATACCCGTCGGCTTCTTCACGAGACGCGGGACGAGCGCGGTGATCACCAAGTAGACGGCCATGGTGATGATGACAGGGCGGAGGTTTTCGCTGTCGAGAAACATTTGTTGTTTGTTGTAATTACACACTATTTTAATTTTCGAATTCTGCGTTCATGCTTCTTCGCCTTGATGGCATCAGAGCACGTCTGATGTCGCCAAAACGCGTTCGCGTATTGCACACACTTTGAATTCGGGGTATCTGTCTTGTAATAACTCAGAGCCTCCTTTAAGTAATAGAACCATCTCTTGTCTCGAACAACCTGGATCATTTTATTATGCCTCCCCACCGATAGTGCTCAGATATAAGTCAATTTGGCCACGAAATTGTGGACACACCTGGACTGTTTTTTTAGTCGTCATGTCTTGCACGGCTAAGATGTGCGTCTTAAATTTTTTCAAATCAATGCCCGTCGCCTCGTGAATCTCCGTCGGAGTGGCGATGTCCAACAACGCGAAAAGATATCCCGCGGCGTAGTTGGCGTGCAACGTCGCCACCAAGGGCGAGGCGTCTTGCTGACTGGCCGTGGCGTACCGAGCCGATTGGCGAACGAGTTTTTCAATGTTCGCCCGACGCCCTCGACGGCCGTTCTGGGACACCATGAGCGCGACGCAGATGATGAGAATGAGATACACGAAGATCATTCTTACTATTACATGGGGAGATTATTTCTGTGGCGCAACACATCTGCGTCTTCAATGATGACCAGGTCCGGTTCGTACCCTTCAAAGGCGGCGCGAGCGCGTTCACCGTCCTTGTGTTTGTTGTGCTTTTCCAAGTTTCTGAGGTACGTCTGCGCGGTGCCCACGGAGTAACGACGGAACGGATGTTGGTGGAGGAACCACCACGCGCGCATGACATTCTCTCTCGTTTTTTGTTTCATACAAAATTTTTTCGCCGTCATCGGCGGACCCCGCTTCGGGGAGATGCCACCCGGGAGGGGCTTGTTTCGAAGGAAACGGTCGTAGGCCAAAAAGGCGCGAAACTTTTCACCGTTGAAATCGTCGTAAATGCGCGAAGAGACGACGCGGTGCACCGCACGCCTGTCGAGGAGGTTCACACCCGAGGCTTGGAGTTGACGAACGTACGCCTCCGACGTGGAGGGCTTGTAGTGGTTCGCCCGGAGAATGTCGCGGAAGTGAGTGAGCGCGGCGGACGTCATCGTTATTAAGATTTAACGCCATATCTTTATAAATGAAGATCCAGTGGCCGCGTGTCTGTTTCGTGTGTCACATTCCACTCGATGTGGATTTCCAATACACCCGCGACGATGAAGAGAAATTATTCGACGAATTTCTCGAGTTTTTCCCAACGCCTCCAAATTTTCATTATAACGTTTCTGCTAAGAGACGGTTCAATGACGGTAAATTCCATCCCTTGTGTGCGTGGTGTTTCGACAATCATAGAAAAATCTGGATAAACCCATCAATGGTCAGAGACCGGGAGATTGGTAAAATCAAATTCGCCCACCCATCCCCGAAGGGCACCACGCGCGCAGAACTGGAGACGTACCTCACGAACATGAAGGCTTACTTTGCGGCGCGTCGTCGACATGGCGACGTCTACTTCTGACCAGGAGACCGTTCAAAAACTCACGCACCTTCAACACGTGCTTCAGAGGCCCGACTCATACATCGGATCGACCGAGCCCGTGGCGGAGACGCGCTGGATCTTAGAACGTGAAACTCAAAAATTCAAACCAGCGGTTACGATCTACTCCCCGGGGTTGCTTAAAATCTTCGATGAGATTCTCGTGAATGCCATCGACAGAAACAGCATGTTCCCGAAGGAGGTCAATCGCATCACCGTCGACGTGAACCCGGGCGACGGAAGCATCTCCGTCTCGAACAACGGACCGTTAGGTGGGATCGCGGTTCAAAAACACCATTCAGAGAATTGCTACAATCCGGAGTTGGTTTTCGGGCACCTCCTGACGTCGACGAATTACGACGATTCGAAGAAACGAACTGTGGGGGGTCGAAACGGATACGGGGCTAAACTGGCCAATATATACAGTCGGCAATTTGGCATCGTCGTCAAGGATGGGGTGAACAAAGTGCAATATACCCAATATTGGACCCACAATATGTCGGCGTGCTCACCACCGAAAATAAAAAAGTACACGGCCCAACAATCGTCCGTCACCGTGACCTTCACCCCGGACTACCCACGGTTCGGGATGAGCAAAGGCATCGATAACAATTTCATTGAGATTCTTCGCACCCGGGTGTGGGACGCCAACGCGTGTACCTCCGCGAATTGTAAAGTGTCTTGGCAAGGGGAGACCCTCCCGAAACAAAAGTTTGCAGACTACGCCAAGATGTTTCTCCCCGACGACGTGTCCGTGTTCTCCGCCGAAGAAGACCGATGGTCGGTGTGCATCGCACCCTCCTCCGATGGATTTGAACAAGTGTCCTTCGTGAATGGTATATGCACCACCAAAGGCGGCTCACACGTGGACTACGTGTGCACGTACGTTTCCAACGGTATCATCGCGGAATTGGCCAAGAAGATCAAACTCAAACCGTCACAGGTGAAGAACACCTTCTTCATCTTCGTCAAGTGCACCCTCGAGAATCCAACCTTTTCGTCCCAGGTGAAATCAGAGTGCACGTCCAAGGTGGCCGATTTTGGTTCTCGATTCGAACCATCCCAAAAAAGTTTTTTCAAGAATGTTCTCAAAACTGGTATTCAAGATGAATTGTTATTATTGAACAAGTTCAAAGAAATGAAAGAGTTGAAAAAGACGGATGGTGGGGCGAGGAAATCAAAAATCACTGGGATTCCAAAACTGGACGACGCCAACAAGGCTGGGACGAGCAAGTCGAAAGAGTGCACACTCATCGTCACGGAGGGTGACTCCGCGAAGACCCTCGCCGTGGCCGGGCTCTCTGTGGTCGGCAGAGACCTGTGGGGCGTGTTCCCTCTCCGGGGTAAGTGTAAGAACGTCCGAGACGCCTCAGCCTCCTCCCTCACCGCCAACAAAGAATTTTCAGACCTCAAGAAGATTTTGGGTTTACAGCAGGGAAAGCAATACTCGGACGTGAGTGAGTTGAGATATGGGCGTTTGTGCATAATGACCGACGCAGACGTAGACGGCAGTCACATCAAAGGTTTGCTCCTCAACATGTTTGAATACTTTTGGCCCTCCCTCCTCAAAATTGGGTTCGTGGTTTCCATGGTGACACCCATCATCAAAGCATCGAAGGGGAAGGAAGAGATTTCTTTTTTCACCGATTCCTCTTTCAAGAGTTGGTTCAGCACGCACCAAATTCGAGGGTGGAACATTAAATATTACAAAGGTCTCGGCACGTCCACATCCGCCGAAGCGAGAGAATATTTCAAGTCCATCAAAAAACTTTTGGTCGCCTTCGATGCCGACGAACAGACGAAAGAAAGCATGGTGCTCGGGTTCGACAAGACGAGGTCGGACGATCGAAAGACGTGGCTCGTGTCCGCCGCGACGAAAGCACCGCAAGAGTTGGAGATTCCCTACGGACAGATTGAACGTTTGGACATTTCAGATTTCATTCACAGAGATTTAGTCAACTTCAGTCTGGCGAACCTTCGAAGAGCCATTCCATCCATGGTGGACGGGTTGAAGCCGTCGCAAAGAAAAGTCATACACGCGTGTCTCCAGCGAGGACTCACGAACGAGATGAAGGTGGCGCAGTTGGCGTCCTACGTCTCGGAGAAGACGTGCTATCACCACGGTGAGGTTTCTTTGGCGGAGACTATCATTAATCTGGCGAACGATTACGTGGGCTCGAACAATTTGAATCTCCTCCAACCGTGTGGACAATTTGGCACTCGACTCATGGGTGGGAAAGATGCCTCGGCCACGAGATACATCTTCACCAAACTCGCACCCCAGACGCGGTCTCTCTTCGACATTCGGGACGATCCCATCTTGTCCTACCTCGAAGACGATGGGAAAAAGATTGAACCCGAGTTTTTCGTTCCGACGCTCCCAGTCATCCTGATCAACGGCGCCGAAGGCATCGGTACGGGCTTCTCGTGCAGTGTGCCGCCGTTCAACCCCGACGTGTGCAGGGAAAACATTCGCCGTATTCTCGCGGGTGAACAATTGATCGAAATGAACCCGTGGTGGAGGGGTTTCAAAGGCACGGTCTCTCGCCACGTCGACCATTGGTTGGTGAGTGGGTGCTGGGACGAACACACGGGAAGAATCACGGAACTGCCCCCGGGTCTCTGGACGCAAACCTTCAAAGAACACCTCGAGGGCATGGTGGAAGCCAAACGCATCGTCTCCTACACCAATAACTCCACCGTGGAGAACGTCGATTTCACGGTCACCGGATGGAAGGGTGACGATTTCGCCTCGGATTTTAAACTCGTCAAAACCATCCGAGTGAGCAACATGCACGTGTTCCACCCCCACCAAGGAATCAAAAAATATAACACTCCAGAGGAAATACTCGTGGACTTTGTCAACGTGCGTTTGCATTACTACAACTTACGCAAAACGAATCTCATGGACACCCTCAATAAAAAAGCCGCCGTGCTCTCGCACAAAGCCAGATTCGTGTCTATGGTGATCAACGGTGAAATCAGGGTGTTCAACATGAAAAAGGCAGTCGTGGAACAAATGTTGACCAAGTTGGGGTTCCCGGATACGGAGTACCTTTTGAAGATTCCATTCGAACAAACCACCGAGGAGGCGGTGAAGAGCATGCACACCCAGGCTGCGGAGGCACAGAGAGAGGTGGAGGCCCTTCGCGGCATGACCGCCGTGGATCTTTGGAAAAAAGATATTGGCTTACAATAGAATGCCCGGAGAAGCCGCACGCATCGCCCTCGCTTCACTGTGTGGCAAACAGGACACGTATCTCGTCTCCAAGGCCCCGAAGGATTCACCTTTCTTCTTCAATGGGCGACAACTTAGTCACTCTAACTTTCGTAAATATCACAGAAGCAAAACCGTTTACAACCCCGCGACGGACGCGAACTGGCCTTTCGGACAACAATCCATCAAAGTGCGCTTCGACCCGATGCAAATGGGTGACCTCCTCACGAACATGTGGGTGCGAATCACCATGCCCGGGTTGGCGTCGACGGACGACACGTACGCGGATCAGTTGGGAAGACACATATTCAAAGAGGTGAGAATGCGCGTGGACGAGGTGGAGGTGGAAACGTTCTACGCCGATTGGGGGATGATTTACGATGAGTTATATTTGGAAATGTCCGAAAAGGTGGCCAACCGATTCCTCGTGAACAGATCCCTCGCCTACGATTCGAGTGACCTGAACAGCACCATCTCCACCGCGGAGACTGAGTTGCTCATCCCACTCAATTTTTTCTTCTCCCGAAAATACTCCGGAGACGAGTACTCGCAAAACGAACCCGATAGGCCTTATTTCCCCGTGTGTTCGTGTTACAAACAAAAGATTGAATTCGAATTCGTGTTCCACAAACAAACCTTCTTCACCGATACCTCCAAAACTTTGACCGTGCCAAAGTTTCACATCATCACGGAGGAGATCACACTCGAACCGGAAGAGCGCATGTATTTCATGAAGAACGCGCAGACTCTCGTGACGGATTTGGTCTACCGCCACCCATCCGCACAGACGGAGAAAGGGAAGACGAACCTTCGAACGAATCTCGTCCCCGACCAACCCGTCAAGGTGCTTCACTGGTTCTTCCGCAACTCTAAATTCGAAGACGAAAACATCACCGCGAATGGGGAAACCGACGAGGGTGAACTGTACACACAAAACAGATTCAACTTTTCGAGCAACGTGAATTTCGATCAAACGTACAGTTTCTTCGCGCCGGTGATGGACGAAGCGAAATTTTACCTAAACGGCGAAAAGTTTCCAAATTCTACACAGACGGGTCACCTGTATTACAAATATCTAACCCCCATGCGGCGCTATCTCTCTCGCCCATACAGGAACATCTACACCCACTCCTTCGCCGAGTTCCCACGGAGGGCGCAGTTTTCTGGACACCTCGATTTCTCCCAACTCAAAGGTAACAAGACCGCGGTGGAGTTCACGTTCGAACCCCTCAACGCCGCCGGAGACAGCCTCCTCGATATCGACGTCTACAGCATGCACATGTACTACGTCGGATACGAGGTCTTCGTATTCGAGGGAGGGAAAATGCGTAAACTCCTGCAGAGCGAGGAAAAACCTGTCGCGCAGGAGCAGGTTCAGGAAGTTGAAGAGGACCCAGATCAGATGCCCGAGCCGAGGACTGGGCCGATGATACCGAAGCCGATATATGCTCAAACCTCCGCCTTGTTAAACAAAGTCAAACGATTCGTCTCGATGTAATCAATAATTTTAGTGCTGATGCACCACTTTATGAAATTCAACTGCGCGACCGTCGTGTGCAGCGTCTCCCCCGTCCCAGGCACCTGGTAGTCAAATTTCTGCGCCCGCGCGAACGGGTCGAACAGGGTTTTTGAGTACCCGTTGAGCGAACTCTTGTACAGACAGTGCACCGGAACCACCTTCCCCTCCGTGGTGGTGAAACTCGTGTGGTGCTTCTTCGCGTAATTACATATGAACCACTCGATGTTTCTCAGAGAGATTCCAGATTTCTTGTTGAGAATGTTCAGTAGCGTCGTTCTGTGGGCTTCATCCGAATAAAAATTGTTGATCGACTTTAGCAAAAGTTGTGACTTACTCATTACAATAACATATCCCCCAAATCTCTAAGTGCGTCTCCATTGGGATTACACGCCGGACAACTCGCGTCGAACGGAATAGACTCCGGGTGGGTGTGCCCACTCATGCGCTGAATCACCACCGGTTCGACTTTTTTCTTTTGACAGTAGTGCAGATTGCAGTACCCCTCCAACTCCCTCTTCCCGTTTCGCGTGCACCGCTGCCCGTTCTGCTTGACACCCCGACACCTCCCGTGCTCACCCACCTCGGGCACGTCCGCCAGAAGCAACTGCATGGGTATGCTATATTTTTTGCTGATGCGCTCGAGGAACGTCGCCAACTTTTCCTCCACCTGCACGTCCACCTGCGTCCGGATCTCCATTTGCATCGCCGCCGAGAGTGAATCGGCGACGCGCTTTTTAAACTCGTCGTCCAGGCGCCGGCGCACCTCGTCGTCGATGAGTTTTTCAATCTTCTCGATGCGTGGATTCATGATGTCGTTCGTTTTGTATTACACGTGGGCACTTAAGGCAAAACGCGCGCCCTTTCCTCGAAAGCCTTGAAGAGGGAGGTGATTGTGGTTTTTTGTTTGGGTGCCCTCTTTTTTTTAGGGGGCTTGTGCCTCTCTATAATCTCTCCGAAAATTTCCTGTTTAGGATCTTTCACCAAAGGTTCCACCAAATCACAGACTGGATTGAGAAATTTATTCATAAAGTAGTAGTGGTAATCCACAGGCACGCCATGCTCCTCCACGTATTTCGGGTCCTCGGCTTTTTCGTACGCCTTGGCTTTGGGGTCATCCGTTTTTGTGAGTATGTAAGGCACCCGGTCACCCGATTGCGGCTCTGAACCCGGGGCTCGGTCTCTAATCTTGTTTCGCACTTGCACGTGGGCGAGATTTGGGTTTTTGTATGAATCCGCGAGCGATTGAGAGAGGATGAGTTCGTCGTGAGAGACGTCGCCCGTGAGTAACTCCATCGCCCTCTCCCTCGCCAAGTCGATGGCAGGTTTCGGGTCAGAGGACGCCAATATGCAATCGAGCACCTCCTTGAGCACGCGGCGGACGTGGGGGGTGTTGTCCCTTCGGACGAGTTGCAAACCCTTGACATCGATGTATTTGAACTCGACCCGTCCAGATTTTCCCTTCTCCCACAATTTGGCGGCGTATCTTTTTTTGGAATACAGAAAATACGGACAATACACCTTTTCCAACTCCAGATCGTTCGGTTTTTTGAAAAGGGCGGTGCACTCCTTGGCCGCGCGCTCACCTAGTTCCCACGAATAGTCCAACGCATCCTGACCCGTGCGCCCCTGGACGTCAAACTCCACCATCACGGAATCGGTGTTATGAACAATCATGTGTCCTGGACCAACGTGAAAATGATGCGACTCGGTCGTCAAGTCATAGACGTAATCTGAGGTGTTTCCAAGTTGCTCAATTTTTTTAATCGCCAGTGGATTACGTCGTTGCGAACCCATAGTGCACGTCTGTCGTATTATATCTGTTTTGTCCGAACGACAATTCAGTGAGACGTTATAACCAAGACGTCGAGCGATAAAACATAAACCCAAACTACCTTCTTTACCCTTCACGTCGAAACGTGTGATTGTTTGGCGCTGGTCTTTGTCACCATCGGATAGATAATAGCCATTCCAAAATGCCTCGACGACGTCCAGAGGTGCGTTGAGTATACACGCAGGCACTATCTTTTCTTTGTGTGCGTTATAAAACAATGCACGATACCGCAAAGTTGGATCTTTCATGTTGCCAACGGGCACCAATTTATACACACCACTTGACTTGAGTGTATCCAAAATTTTCGTCTCAAATGGACACGCCTGTTGCATCGCGGTAAGAATTGAAATGTTCGAGTTATTCAGAGCCCATGTATACTTTGTATCATAGTGTCCGCACGAACCATCCCCAAAAAAGAAACCCATGACCTTTGCTTCTGCGGCCGTGATGTCGGTTTGAATTTCACTCTCAAACGCGCGTCCACAATCGTGATGCAAAAGTTCGACACCCACGGCTACATCTGTTGGTTTAATTTCTCGTTTATCGACAGACAACAGGCTGTGGTCTTCGGTGACATCGGCAATCCCCGTGTGAGTCACGACTCGGTATATCTGCTTATCTGTTTTGTGTCGAATGACTTGTTTGATTTTTGTGAAACCCGTGTCACTCCAAACCTCAATGCCGTGCACATCTGAGAATTCTTTACCATCGGACCTCGACGCATACGTTGATACGAGTGCGTCTATCCTGGTGGTCATCACTATACCATTGTGTCGAATGAGGAGCGCCGAATCTGGAGTCACGGAGTCCCCGTACCTCACTTTTGCACCTGGAAAGTGTTCTTCCACGTAGTTTTTCGTCTCCTCAATCATCGACCTCCCCTTGGACGTGGTCGTCGACGCGATGGCCATGCACGGCAACATCCCCTTCGACGCACCAGTGAAACCATACATTGAGTTCATCGACACTTTAAACGCGAGTTGTTTACCGTTATACACGTCCTTCATGAACCCCGTCGCGTTGGCCATGTCTTTTTTCGC